CCGGGGGCCGCAGAAGGCACGGGATGGCCGGCGTCTGATTGTCGACAACGCATAATCCAAGGCCGGATAGGTGGATATCCATGTCGGCGAATATCCATGCCGGCGGTCAGATCCGGGCCGAGAGATGTCGGCTCGGACTCACCCAAACGGCGGCCGCAAAACTGATGGGCATCAATCGGCCTAACTTGTCCCGCCTTGAGCATTCCGTCGGCCGGCCTCGCGTCAAGACGATCGAGGCCCTAAAACGTGCAGGCATCATGATCATGATCGCACCAAACCCCCGCACACCAAACCGATGCGTCCACGACGGCACTCGACTGACCGTCGTCGGAGGATCACCGCGACTGACTGTCACGGGGGGCATCGAGTTCGGGCCGAGCCCCGACAACTGCGTCGCAATCGAGGGGCTGACCCGGCCCGAACTTCGAGTGCTCCGCGATCTGCTGATCGCGGCACTCACTGACTCACATCTTTGCTCGCGGGGAGACGACAGATGACTTACACACGGGTTTATCGCTACGAGATCGTCCAGGTCGAGAGTGGCTCCTCGCCTGAGACATGGGATCATCGGAGTGACCCAGTCGCACACGAGACATGGCACGCAGTCCTGGTCACGCGGACGGGGGAACAAGAGACGACCGATATCATCGGCCGGTATCGCACTGCTCGCGGCGCGCAAAAGTGCTGTGAGCGCGACGCGGGAGATCGCGCGGTCCAGTCGATATATCTGACCACGTCACAGCGACCGTGCCGGCTCGAGATCGTCGAGACATGGACGGTCGAGCCGTCGGACATGGCCGCGCTCGTCGTGTGAGTCGCCCCCCACGCCACGCCGAAAACCAAAGGAGACGACAGATGACCGTTGCGATCCCCGGAGATCCGCAAGTCATGACCAAGTACGAGTCAGACCAGTCGACCGTAGTCGACTGGGAAACGCTCTGCGAATTCGCACGGGCGTTCACCTCTGGATCCGACGAAACCCCGTTTATCGCCGGGTTGCTATATATGTCCGACAATTCGTTTGGGGTCCGCGGAGCGCGGATCCCGGACGGCCAAAAGCCACCCGTGGCTGACACGATCCCGAACGCGTTCGGCGTTTGGGAGGGGTTCGGGGAAACGTCCATCGCGGACGACGCGCCGAAGTTCTTTTGGGAGTCGTGCTCCGGCACGGCTCTCGAAGCGTGCCGAAACGGCGACAACTGGTTTCTGACGTTGTCAGAAACCAGGCTCGCAGGGTCGGCCTACCGCCGATTCTTCGAGCGGCAAGGGGTCCGCTTTAATGAGGTGTGGGCGCAAGAGCGCCCACACCCGCCCGACGCGACGCTCCCGACGATGCCCGACGCTCCCCTATGATGCGGATTAAACCTCGCCGTGCCGATCGTTTCGGCACGGTATCGCGAACCATAACTTGGCTTCTAGGAGACAAAAATGGCCGCTGTAGTCAGTCGCGGAAGCAAGCACGGCAAATCCAAACTGTCCGAGTCCGATGTCACTAAGATCTGGGAGATGCTCGTCGACGGCATGACTTACCCGGAGATCGGCAAGCGATTCGGCGTCGACGGCTCGACGATCTACTCTATCTCCAGAGGTAAAACGTGGAGGCATGTACCTGCGCCGGCCGGGTACAAAAACCCCCGACAAAAACTTACGGCGAGAGATATACCCGAGATCTGGGAGATGCTCACTGACGGCATAATGTATCGAGAGATCGGCAAGCGATTCGGCGTCAGCTTGCCGACGATCTGCTCCATATCCAGAGGTAAAACGTGGAGGCATGTACCTGCGCCGGCCGGGTACAAAAACCCCCGACGAAAACTTACGGCGAGAGATATACCCGAGATCCTTGCGATGCGGGCCGACGGAGTGACATATACCGCGATCGGCCAAGTCTACAACGTGACCCAGGCGACGATTGGCCGCATCGACAACGGTGTCGCGTGGATTTGCGTTACCGGCGGCGTGCCGATTTCTCGGCCGCCGACGAATGCGGATTCGACGATCTCAGAAAAAATTCCGATCTAGCCCTTGACGAGATAGATCATCCAGGATATACTCAAAGTGTAAGACAACGACGACGACCAAAGGAGACCACGATGACGACCACGACGACCGAAAAAAACGCGAGATACACGACCCAGATCGGCCGTGCGGCTCACTCGGCTCGGCCCGGTCGCGAGTCGCTACGCAAGAGGCTCGGAAAACTGGTCGTCGCCGTGATCGAGGCCCGCGACGGCAACGCTTGCGTTTATTGCGGTGCGACGGCCGAATCGAGCGGCACGCACCTCCATCTGGATCATCTTTCGCCGAAATCCAAGGGTGGACTCGACACCGTTACGAATCTCGTCCTCGCCTGCCGGTCGTGCAATTGCCGGAGGCAAGACAAGTCGCTCCTGGAGTGGGAGCGGGTCTCCAAGCCCTTGCTATCCTTTTCCGCCCGAAAAATTAGGAATCACGCCAAACGCGTCTCGGCCTAAGACCGCAACCGAAGGAGACAGACATGAGCAAGACTCGATATAACGGCATTGAAAACGCGACCAGTCGATGCGTCGCGCCGAACACCGACTCCGACACTCTCTGTAGCGCCCCAGCCGTCACGAGTCGCCCGGTCGGAGGAGTGCTCTGTCCGCTCTGCGCCCGGCATGCGTCGGAATTCGATCACATCAGCGCCGACTAATGCCTCGATTCCTCCGGGCCGACCTCTGCGCGGCCCGCTAGCCGCAAATCGACACGAATCACGAGTGGCTATCTATTGATGCCAGACCACGAAAAATAGGCGAATATCCATGTCGGCGGAAAAACAGGCGGATATCCATGTCGGCAGTCAGATCCGGGCCGAGCGAAAACGGCTCGGTCTCACCCAAACGGCGACTGCCGCACTGACTAACATCAGGCAGAGCAACTTGTCGAGGATCGAGCGTTCCGCCGGCCGCCCGGACGTCAAGACGTTGATTAGGCTAAAACGTGCAGGCATGTCGATTGGGCGGATCATCCCGGAGCTGGTCGGACGTGAGAAAGTCATCTGTCGTCTCCCTGCTCCGATACCGAAAAAACGGATCATCCCGGACCTGCCCGGCCCGGCGGATGCCCATTACGGCGGTCAGATCCGGGATGAGAGATCGATCGAGCGGATCATCCCGGACCTGCCCGGCCCGGCGGATATCCATTACGGCAGTCAGATCCGGGATGAGCGATCTCGGCTCGGCCTCACCCAGACGGCGGCAGCCGCACTGATGGGCATCACTCGGAGTGGCTTGTGTTATATCGAGCATTCCCCCGGGTGGCCATCGGCCAAGGCGTCGATGAATTTAAAGCGTGTAGGTATATCGATTGAGCGGATCATCCCGGACCTGCCCGGCCCGGCGAATATCCATGTCGGCAGTCAGATCCGGGCCGAGCGAAAACGGCTCGGCCTCACCCAGACGGCGGCAGCCGCACTGATGGGAATCACTCAAAGTGGCTTGTCTCAGATCGAGCGTTCCCCCGGGTGGCCATCGTTCAAGGCGTCGATGAATTTAAAACGTGCAGGTATATCGATTGAGCGGATCATCCCTGATCTGCCCGGCCCGGCGAATATCCATTACGGCAGTCAGATCCGGGATGAGCGATCTCGGCTCGGCCTCACCAAGACGGCGGCAGCCGCACTGATGGGCATCACTCGGAGTGGCTTGCGTCAGATCGAGCGTTCCGCCGGGTGGCCATCGTTCAAGGCGTCGATGAATTTAAAACGTGCAGGTATATCGATCATCCAGGACCTGGCCGGCCCGGGAGAAGCCGGGCTAGACTAAGTCTTCCCTCCCTGCGACTTTTGCTTTTGCCGCCTTTTCGGCGCGAGCGTCGGCGGATTGGATGCGACGAATCAACCAGTCGATACCCGTCCGATCGCACACCAGACACGCCGACGTGGTGCGGAGAGGCAGTCCACGGCACGCGGGGCAGTGACCGTCGAAAGATCGTGATCCGAAGAATCCCTCGGGCCACGGCCGCACACCGGCCAAGAGGACGACGGGCCACGGGAGATTATCGGGGTCAAGGGCCGCATCGGAGAGCTTACGCGCGGGCTTAGGCGTCGAGTTTTCTCGGGTTTCTCGGGCTTCGGCGATCATTCCGGGCTCGACGTCACTGCCGGGCAGGCTGTCCATCGACTCCCATCCCGAGGTCGGTCGCGTAGATGATCCGGCTTGCGCGTCGGCGGTCCTTGGGGTCGCGACTCTGGATCGGTATCCAGACCAGTCCGGCCCAGCCTCTCGTCTGGTTTCGGAGCTTGAGTCCGAGCCGAGAGGCCGCAAGGGGAGTGAGCGTCGCCGACGGGACGCCTCCCGACGACCAGGCCGAGACTAGGCCGAGCTCTCCCAGTTCGGCGACGGCAAGGTCGACGTCCACGCCCGAAAGCGACGTCGCCGAAGCGACGTCGGAAAGCGGGATTGCGACTCGTTTCAGGACCGACGATTGATCGCGGATATATGACCAGACCGACTGGATTGGATATGCGGATTCGGTCATCCGGGATGCCTTTTTCGAGGTTCGAGGCACATCGCGAGCAACAAGGAGAGTCTACACGGCCGAAACGGATAATGCAATCCGGCGAATTCGCCGAAGTCATTTGTAGGCAACAGTAAAGACGCATCGAATCGGCAATCTTCGATACGACAAGCCGCTGTCAATGGATAGAGTCAAACGTAAATTTTTAACCATCGGGATTGCAATGATCGCAAAAGAGCGAAAACTGAGAGATGAGCGAGCCCTTATGGCGCTGGCTAAGGGGATACCCTACGCGCGAGTTGCGGCTCGGCATGGGCTGTCGATAAGCCAACTTTGGCGGCGAGTCGGCAAGAAATTCGCCGCGATCAAGTCAGCCCGAGAATCGAACATATGCCTTTAGTGCAATCTCGCACTGATCAACATAATAAACCGTTGCTTTCGTGTTAATTCTGATCACAGGTTTGGGATTCGTGATGATCTCCGCTTTTCTTAGCGGCATGTTCTTTGGATTTCACGCTGTGCAAACTGGACGCATGACCGAAGAACAAAAACGCGATTGCCAACTGGGGTCCGCGCTGAACCGTGCCTCGGTTGCCGCGGTCCGGGACGCACTGAACGACGCCCTCGATCCGTGGGGTGATTCCACCCGCGCGGGTCAGCCTACCATCACATTTTGCGAGGCCAATCAGATGAGCCAAGTTGTCGGTACGATCGTCGGCGGGTTGCTCTTGCCCGATGCCGTTGGATACGAATTCACGGTTGTCGACGTGGACAATAATGAACAAATCGTCACGTCTCCCGACGGCAACGCAACCGTGAGCGTCGAAGGCCCAGGATCGGGGACGCTTGTCGAGCGGCAGATCAACACCGCCGGAGCGAAGTCAAAGCCTACCGTCGCCATCTCGTTCGACGCTCCCGACCCATTCGTGTTCGCGGTCCCGTCGGGGCCGACGACGATTACCTTTGGAGATCCAATTGTGATTACTTGATAACTTCATAGAACTCGCTAAACTTCTATTAATATCGACCGACGCCAAGAATCCGGGGCGGCACATTGGACATGATCGAGGTTCTCAAAGCCGTCGCCGGTGGCGGCTCGGCCGTCGCCGTCATCGCCGTAGTGGTCCTCTTCCTGCGGCAGCAACAGGAAATGTCGATGGTCCTAACCGGCATAACCGAGAGATTCGTCAGCGAAAACAAAGCCAGTCAAGCCGCATTTCAGGCTCAGCTCGGTGAAATCAACGGGCGTTTCCACGAAACGCTCAAGGACTACCAGGGTCAGATTCGGCAAGTAGTACACGATCATATGATCGTTACTCGGGAGACGATAACGGCCATGAAATCGCTCGAATCCACCGCAAAGGGCAACTCATTGGCGGTCAAGGATTTGCAGGCGACGGTGAAAGAAATGGGCGCACGAATGCAGAGTGATCGAAAATGACAACGAAATTCACGCCGGAAGCGAGAGCGGTTATTATCGCTGCGATCGAGGAAGGTAACTACTATCACGTTGCCGCTCGGTGCGCGGGCGTATCTGCTTCGGCGTTCAAAAATTGGATGACCCTAGGCAAATCCAAAAATCCCGAGCACGCGGAATTTGCAGTTTTCGCGACGTTGGTAAAACAGGCTAGATCAAAAAGCGAAAGGGTCTTGGTCGAGAAAATCACGGTCGCATCCATCAAGCACTGGCAAGCTGCCGCATGGATGCTCGAGCGGCGAAACCCGGCGCGATGGGCGAAACAAGATCGACAACCGCTTGCCGGGAAGTCGGTTGAAACCATGACGGACGCCGAGCTCGATGCTACCGTTAAAGGTAAGAGCTAAAGCCGAAATCGAGCGGAGGCGACGGCGCGCGGACGTCCCTCCATTGTGGACTCCTTACCCCGGAGGCCCGCAACAAAGGGCATACGAGTCGGCCGCGAACATATGCGGATACGGCGGCGCGGCTGGCGGAGGCAAGTCGGATTTGGCGATCGGGCTGGCGCTCACAAGCCATCGCAAGTCGATCATATTTAGGCGCGAGTACCCGACCCTTAAAGGGATCATCGACCGGCTCCGCGAAGTCATCGACGACAGCGGAACATATAACGGTCAAGATAAGGTTTTCCGCCTCAAGGACGGCAGGCAAGTCGAGCTTGGGGCCGTCCAGTATGCCCACGACGTGCGCAAATATCGAGGTAATCCGCACGATCTTCACGTCTTCGATGAGGCGACGGAGTTCGACGAGTCGCAAGTCCGCTTCCTGATGGGGTGGAACCGGTCGACATATCCGAATCAACGATGCCGGGTCCTATTCACGTTCAACCCTCCCGCGAATACTCGAGGACAATGGGTCGTCCGATTCTTCGCGCCCTGGCTCGACCTGACGCATCCCAACCCGGCACTGCCCGGCGAACTGCGCTGGTACGCGACCATCGACGGCGTCGAAACCGAGCGGCCCGACGGCGAGCCGTGCAAGCATGACGGCGAAACGATCCAGCCGCTTTCCCGGACTTTCTACCCGGCCAAACTCGCCGACAACCCAGCTCTCGCTCGGACCAATTACGGCGCGACCCTGCAATCACTGCCAGAGCCGCTACGCTCGCAACTGCTCTTCGGCGACTTCCAGGCCGGAATCGAAATCGATGCATGGCAGACGATTCCAACGACGTGGCTACAGGCGGCGATTGAACGGTGGAAAGCCAGACCCGCCCCCGACGTGCCGATGACATGTGTGGGTATGGATGTGGCCCACGGCGGTAAAGATAAAACCGCGTTTGCTCCGCGCTACGGCGACTGGTTCGGCCGGATCACGGTCTATCCCGGTGCCGAAACACCTGATGGCCGGACCGCCGCAAGCCTCGCGGTCAAGATCCAAAAGGATGACGCGGTCATAAATGTCGATGCGATCGGGTACGGGGCGAGCGCGGCCGAGCGGCTCGCCGACCAACCACCCGAAGGGTACGGGGTCGATGCCCGCGCGATCAACGTTGGTGCCGGATCTACATATCGCGACAAGTCGGGAAAGTACAAGATGGCAAACATCAGGGCGGAGTGTTACTGGCGGCTTAGAGAGGCCCTGGACCCAGACAACGAGCCGACTCTCTGCCTGCCGGACGACCCCGAACTGGTTGCCGACTTGACCGCTCCCCGGTATGAGATTACTCCAAGCGGTATCCGGATCGAGAAGAAGGAAGATATCAAAACGCGACTGAACGGACGCTCCCCGGACAGGGGAGACGCGGTTGCACTTGCGATGCTCACGCCGACAACTTTTGAGATCATATCTCTATAATGACAAGCCTTAGATACGACGACGACAGCGCCGCCGCGGAGTGGCTCGGTAGGCTCGTCGAATCCAAGGCCGACGCTCCGGTTTCGGATTACCACTCCGGGGCCTACTTCGGCGGGACCCAAGGTAACTGGGTCGATGGAATCAACCAGACAGTTGCCGATGGCCCGATGCATCTCAACGTGGTCGTCGCGATCTGCCTGGGCTGGCTCGCCCGCAACTTTCCGACGGCGGACATGGAGGTCATCGAGGAGACATCGAATGGTGACGGGCCTTCGATTCCCAATCATCCGTTTATCGCGCTGATGAATCGGCCGAACCCTCTCGACGATTTTTTCTCGTTTTGCTCGTCGTTCCTGATGTCCGACGTCATCGACGGGAATACCTTTTATATCAAGATCCGTAACGGGAGATTGGGTATCCACTCGCTCTGGTGGGTCGCGCCATGGGACGTGGAAGTCGTACCGAGCCGCGACAACCGCACCAGTGCCGAGCGTCCGGTCATCGGCTATGACGTCCGCCTTGGAGGTATCCTCCATCGGTACCCAGCCGAAGATGTGATCCACATCAAGGATGGCCGAGACCCGCTCAATCCGTATCGCGGCATGGCTCCCCTCAAGGCCGGGCAACGAAACACGTCGACGATCGACCGGGCTGACCTATATACGCAGACGTTGATGCGAAATTGCGGAGCCGTCTCGTCAATGCTGTCGCCGTCGAGCCCCGGCGGGGAGATCAGCCAAAAAAACGTCTCGTCCTTGCAGGCCCAGTTCGTCGAGCGGACGACAGGTTTCAACAGCGGAAAGCCGTTTATATCTACACAGGGGATCAAACTCGAACGTCTCGGCCTCTCGCCCGAAGAGATGGTCATCGACAAGCTCCGCGATTTTCCCATCGCGGCTTTGTGTTCCCTAATCGGCACGCCGGCGATGGCCGTCGGTCTGCCCGATCCCGGGAAAACGTATGCTAATCTGGCGCAAGCGGATCGCATGGCGTGGACCAACGGCTTGATTCCGCGGCAATCGCGGTTTGCCGAGGCGATGGCCCGCCAATGCGGGGAGATGCTTGGAAATCGGACTCGGTTGAAATGGAACTATACCCACGTCCACGCGATGCAAGAGGACTGGCTTCAGAGGATTGACAGTCTCACTAAAGCAGCAGGTAAGCCGATCATGTCGGTCAATGAGGCGCGCGAGAAGCTCAATCTTCGCCCGGTTGAAGGCGGCGACGATCTTCCTGAGCCTCCGCCGACGCCGACGCCTCCGAAGGATGACAGGCCGCGGGCCGCGCAAGACAAGCCCGCCGGCAAGTCGATTGAAAGGGAAGATGACGACGACCCTTTTTCGGCAAAAGCGAGTGACGCAG